GAAGCAACTCATGCAAAGCAGTCTGATCCAGAGACTCTGGTGTGATCTTCTCAGCACCAAAATCACCTAGTCTGTAAGTAGCCAATCGAGCAGAAGTATTAAACTCAACAGAAGCCATAGCAGCTTTAGCTGGTTTACTTCCTTTTTCAATTCTCCAATCACCCAGACTAAGCACTTGTTGCCACTTTCTGACACTTTGTGCGAACAATTTTGCATCTTCTGGCGTAGGAATGTTAAGCATTTCAACACCTTATACAGTATTTATGACAATTTAATTTAAGATGCCAGCACAAGTAAAGCGTGATCTATATGCTTTATGCGGTCTTCCAAGCCTATAAAACCACCATTTATCTTCTTTGTTAAGGTTTTGTAGTCACGAGAATCAGCATATTGGTTGAGCTTTTGGACATCCCAAAACCACCCCGCAGTGAGAGCCGCATACATTGGAGTCGCCACCAACTCAGGTTGCATCACAAAATCCACCCCAAGAGTCTTACCCGCATGGAAATAGTTTGCATGGCCTGTCAATTGGATACATCCTCGGCCTCGGAAGCGATACCCATCCCCTGAAGCCTCATCTCTGTTACCCATACGATTTGAGTAAACAGTATTGGCAATCAACTTAGGATTACGAGCACAAGCCTGTGCCTTGGCAGCATCAAACCTCTTAGGCCATAACTTCTGCAAAGCCTCTGCACGATAGTTTAAATTCTCTTCAAGAATCCTAAAGTTCCCACATTCATGCCCACATTGACCAATGAAAGCCGCTTTTCTAAGTGGATTCATAATGTCAAAACGCTCAAAAGTGGCATTCAGGGCATCTACCCATTCCTCACCAATATGAAGTTGTCGGAGTTGTTCTTTATTTACTGACATTTAGTAAATCTCTCATCTGGTTATACGAGTCTACGCAAGCATTCAAAGCAACAGTATTCTTATCCCCTTGGGCAACTATTTCTGCGATGGCATCGATTGTTGCTCTTTCGGCATCAGAAGGTTCATTAGTCGGTCTGTCAGGTTCACTGGTTGCTTTTGGATCTGCGCTGGTAGAGGCGGCACTTGTGGGGGCTTGTACGTTACTTGAGGGGCAGAGGCGCAACTTGCCAGCACGATTGGCAACAGCAAGAGCAGTAGTTTTTTTGTTGATAGCATCATTGGCTTCCTGTAGTTTGGCAGATTGTTGATTAAGTTTCTCACTCATGTTTTGCTCTATCTGACGAGCCTCATCATTTTTCTTGGCAATGGCGATCTTCATGTCGTTATCACGTTCTATCCATCCATAGTGGTGTCCAACTCGGTATGTACCAAAGAGAGATACCAAAACACCCACAATAAGCCACGGGAGAGGAATAGGAAACATTATTCAACCTCTTTTCTTGCTTGAGCTAACTCTTCACGCTCTTGGTCATCTTCTAAGTGCTCAGGAGGCGTAGTCGGAGGAGGGCCAGGTGTCCAAGATTCATCCAAAGGAGGATTCACCCAAACTGGCAAAGCACCAGAAGGTGAAGTCCATGTTTGTCCGCCAGATGGTGCATAGGAAGCGTTAAAACCGCCCTGAGAGCCTTGATAACCCGTTGGTTGACACATTGGTTGCGTTGGAGGATTAAACGCTTTAGAGGCAGTGGACATAGCCCGTTTACCAATAACTCCACCAATACCACCCACGATCAACAAAACAATATCGTTCAGCATCTTTGTATAGGCTTGGTCAATTGGAGCCATGCTTTTGATAGGCTGAGTCACAAAGGTGACTGAATAGAGTAAAGCACCAACAATGAACATGAGAATAAGTGTGACTGCAATCACAACAAACCCCCAAATCCTTACCTCGATCTCTTCAGTTGTTAGGTTTAACTTCGTCAATCTTTTTCTCCAAAATTGGTGCTACTAAGTACTCGGGGCACGTTTGAGTGAATTGGCATCTAGGTTTCTGACATTGCTCGGCATGGAAATTGTCTGGGTCTTGGCAAAAATACCGATATTTCTCATCACAACCAGTTAACAGTAGAAGAAGCAATATGTATCTCATACCTTAACATCCACTTTAGCCCATTGAGTCTTAATCTCATGGGCTTTCTGTTGTTGTTGAGCTTGTTGGTTTAACTCTGCCAGACGCTTCATATTCTGTTGGTGGATCACTCGGTGAGCCTCTGACAACATTTGAGCATTCTGTTGGTAAGTGGTGATTCTCATTTGCCCAAGCCAACCTTTCCAAGTAAGAGATTAACAATTCTGTCTGACAGATCATCAGGTAAGAACTTCAGAAAACCCAAGAAATACAAAGCCACTACCCCGTAAACGAAGATTTTTAAGCACAAGTCAAAGGTCTTCTGATATTCATTCACCGACCACACCTTCTTGTTGTCTCACAGAATGTCATCAACTCATTTACGCCAACAAAGACTAGAAACAAAACAAAGAATATTCCACCTATTGCCAAACCAATCTCTAGTTGTTCTTGCTCTTTCTCTTTGGCTGCTTTCTCTGCTTTCTTTAGCGCACTAATCTCTTTGGCATCTGCCAAGTCCATTTCTGCTTGACGGGCTTTAATCTTGTTCCAAACGTCAATCTTGCCTGTCTGCATAAACAGCATCTTGAGTTCTTCTTCAAAGACTTTAGCCTGATCCAAGGCCATCTCAATCTGGAGAGCCGTACCCATGTTTGAGCCTTTGCCAGATTGCTTGGCTTGAAGCATGGCTTTGGTAGCTACAGACTTAGCGTCAAATAGCTTACCAATCATAGGCGCAAGTGAGCTTAGGTCTTGGGCAACACCTGCTGCCTTCTTGACCATGCTGATTGCTGACTGTATGCCAGCTAGAGCACTCATGGGGTCGATGGGAATCATACGACCTCCTCTGGCAAGTTGTAATACTGCTTTTCGCCCGCTTTTCGTGCCGCTATTGCATCATCTAAGTTTTTGTAATATCCAAGCCACTTATTCTTTTTGTTTACTTTTACATAAACAGTCCATGTTTTTCGCAAGTCAAACCATGAAACGCCAATGTGTCCACTTTTATTATGGTTTGGCAATGAAATATTTTGGCAATTATCGGTTCTGCTTACAGCCCTAAGATTGCATAGACGATTGTCATTTCTAATTCTATTTTTATGGTCAATGTCTTCTTTAGGAAAATCTCCATAAACATATAGCCAAATCAATCTATGCACACGATAGTTTGTGCCATTTACTTTTACTGTGCAATATCCCTGACCATTAAGCGATTTTGCTTGTTGCCAAGGTTTAACATTCTTGCCGTTACCATAACGCCAAAGTAGAATTCCACTTTCGGCATCATAGTGAAACAACTTTCTGACTGTTTCTTGATCGATCACTTCTTTCTCTCCCACTTGAGACAGACTACTCTGCGATTGTAAACATCACCAGTCCAAGTCCACTTAATACATCGGTACTCTATGGTTGCCGCCAAGAGAAAGGCGATCACGGAAATGCCCAAACAACAATATAACTACAATAAATGACAAAACCAACAAGAAAGACTGCCGCAACAAATGCTTCGGCAAAGTCTCTCATTACTCTTGAGGTACAGGTTGCTGTTGACGCATTGCTTGCTCTTGTAACAAGGCAGCAAGTTCATCTTCACCAACAGTCGCTTGTTCTTGTGTTTGAACAGTAGGTTGCTCTGCACTAGCCATTCGTGGGCCAAATCGAGCAGTAGTTCCAATCATCCATCGTGCGACAGGATTAGAGTTTTCCATTTTCGTCAAATCTGACAGAACATTTGCAGACCTTGGGCTTAATGCCGCAGTCTTCAAGAATTGAGCGCCTTCAGGAGTAAGCAAAGCCTTCATAAGTTGGTCTTCGTTCAAGCCACCCTTGGCAAAGGAGTTAACAATATCTAACCCAAGTTGACCAACTTTAGACGCACCATAATTTAAACCTGCGCCTAAAACAGCGGAAGTCTCTCGAACAACTTCACCGCTAACAATTGGAGGCTCTGATGGCTTAGAAACACTCATTTTGCGTGTCATCAACTCAGCATCTTTCATGCGACTGCCAAACTCTGTAGCATTAGTACCTAAAGCAGTAACCAAAGCATCCTTGTCCACAGTATTAAGACCACGCCAGTTCTTAGCCATCAACTCCAAGTTAACAGTCTCTACACCAGTAGCATTTGGTGTTCTAGCCTTGCTTACGAATTCATCAAATATTTGCTTATCAAGTACAGATAAAGCGGCAGAATCAGTATTCTCAATCCAAGAACGCATCGTTCCCCTTTGATTAGGAGTCAATGCTTTGTAAGTAACCAAAAGTTCTTCAGGAGACACTTCTGCAAGTGTTTTGTTTTGCAGATAAGCTGGCATACCTTGAGAAATTGCTTCACGATAAGCGGTGCTTGACTTCTCAACACGAGTACGAGCTTCAGATAATAGGTTTAAAGCCGCTTTATCGTTGCCTGAAGATGCTTTAATGGCAGTCCTCAAATCGTCTTTCATGCCACCAAAAATAGCACTAGAGATAATTCGCTCATCAGAGATAGACAAATCTTTAATCAAGTTGTCGCCAGCAGATGCTTTCTTGCCAAACTCAGACAAAACACCTTGAACTTGCTCAACAGTACGTTTGTTTGTCATTTCGATAGGGCCAGTAGCACCCCGAAGAGCAACTTGCTCTGGATTAACAGGAACTTCTGTGACCAAACGCTCTCTGATGTTTCGCAATACTTGAACAGCACGATCCGCATTTGGAGTTGTTTGTGCAGAATATCTAGCAATCAGTCCATCAATGTTTGCCAATGTAGTAGATGGGTCAACCAAAGGAAGGTTTGCACCATAACCTTTAGCTTTTTCAAATAAACCAGTAGATTTACTGTCTCTAATGGCTTCAAGTTTGTTTTGAATGCCCTGAATAACCCCAGTTTTAGCTTGTTCTTGAGTCAAAGCAGCGGCTTTAGGCTCTATACCCAATACGGCTTTCTTGGCAGCGCCTTCATTTAAAGCGGTAATAAGCTCTAAATACTTTGGCGACCTAGAAAGTCTTGCAATGTCAGCAGCAATAACAGGGTCAGATGATGCCTGACCACGCAACATAAACTCATCAAAGATGTTCTTATCGCCTTCAGGAAGCAATTTCTTGTATTCGTTGATTTTGTCTTGTTGACCTTTGGCGCTATAACCACGAACACCACCCACAACCAAGTATGGCAAGGTCTGCATGGTTAATTGAGCCATAGGGCTTTCAGGGGCGACTTGTTGAGACAATAGACCCAAAGTACCTGCGGTAGTGAATTCAGCACCCGCAGTTCTAGCAGGAGTTCCCAATCTAAACAGACTACTGCCTGGCGCTACTGCCGACATTACTGCCGCAGGGCCACCAGCCTGACCCATTTGATACAGACCTTTATAGCCTTCAATTTTCATCAAGTCAGGGCCACCAACATTGTTGATAGCGTTTACCAAACCAACACTAGACAGAGGATTTGGCTCTTTGCTCTTCTTGATGTAATCGTAAAGGTTGCCCCAACCACCAACAACATCAATAACACCCTTAGTAGAGCCTTTTAAAAGAGATGTAACAGCCCTTTTAACCTTTTCTAGAGTAGTTGTTTCTTCAGGTTCTTCAAGAACACTACGAACACCACCAGTAACACGACCAGAGCGTCTTTGTTGTTCAGCAATCAGTTCTGCTAAATTGTCAGCCATACATTACCTCTTATTGTGGTTGTTGCGCTTGTGCGGCTTTAATTTTTGCTTTAAGTTCTGCATCACTTAAACCAGAATAAGGTCTTGGTTGACTAGGTGCAACAGACATTGGAATCTTAGGTTCAAAACCTGTCAGACCCCTGTTAGATCGAGCATAATTTTCAAGCCTAATTGATTCTTTAACAATCTCTTGATTCTTATTCTGCATGAATGAGATAAGTTGTCTACGAGCGTTAGGATTTGTCTCAAGTTGAGGAATAAGTCCCTGAATGAACTCACGATCCGCATTGGAAAAGCCAGAACCCAACTTGCCACCAAGTGTTTGCAAGATAACATCACCCGCAACTTTTTGGTATTCCTGACTAGATACCAGTTTATTAGTATCAGAAGGAGCAGCCAAACCAAGTGTTACCAACAAATTAGTAGCGCCAACACGACCTGTTGCAAATTGTCCTGTAATCAATTGATTGTCAGGCAATGAAGCAAGTTTATTAAGTGAATTGATTGTTGAGGCAGCAGTTTCTCGTGTCACCATAGCTTCAGAAACTTTTTTAGCATCCAATTTTCCAAGTTCTTTAACAAACTCAGATTCGCCTTCAGGTAATTTAATGCCACCAACTTTAGTTTCAGATGTTTTTCTATCAACACCACCTATAAACGGCACACGGACTTGTTTACCAGTTTCATCTTTCTTGTAGATAAACTGTTGGTCATTGTTTACATCTAAGTAAACAGGCTCTCTAGTACTCTCTGCAACACCAACTTCTTTAATGTTTGCCGCTAATGGTTTTTCTGGTTTTTCTGGTTTTTCGTATAAAACTAAATCTGCGGGTAATCCAGTTCTTTGATACTCTGCAAGACTTGCGGGGGTATATTTACCTGATTCCACTAATTTTTGGAATGGATCAGCGGAAGCTCTTTCACGCTCACGTTGCTTAATTAAGGCATTACTTTCTAACAACCTTTGATATTCTCGTTGCAACATCATTGCACCTTGAGGATCATTTGGTGCTAACGCTTCAATACCCTGTTTAATAGAAGTAGGATCGTTTGGGTTGATTCGACCTGCTATCTGTTGACGCATGGTAATACGAGCTAATTCAGGGTCTTCACCACCTAAACCACGAGCAACAGCACCACCAAGCATATTAGCCCCACGACCAATGGCATAGTTTGCCTGTTGGAAAGGAGTTAGTTGAGCATATTGCAATGCTTGTGCGTCAGCTCTAGCTTGTTGGCTTTGCTGATACATCTCTGGCGTAATGCCGAATAAGGATTGAACAATTTCTGCCATGATTTACTCCTTAAAAGCCAAAGTTCTGTGCAGATAACATCTGAGCTTGCTGTGTTTGTGGATTAGCAAAAGCCCCAGCTAAGTACTGATCTTGCTGACCATACGCACCTTGAGGAGTACTACCAAAAGGACTAAACGCATTACTTGCCGCCCTCATAAGAGCAGGATTCTGTGATGCACCAATCAAAGCAGTTGCAAACGGGTTATAGGCATTAGCCGCACCCATTGATGAAGCCGCTTGCATACCACCACCATAAAGAGCATTAGCACCTGTAGGATTGGCAATACGACCGCCCAAAGCAGAACCCAACTCCAAAGGTTGTTGTCCAAGAGATTCAAGACCAGTAGCACCTTGTAAGTACGCTTGATATGGGCTAAGAGCCGCAACCTGACCACCATAACCTTGAGTAAGCAAGTTACCACCAGTGCCAAACAATCCCGCACCAAAGGCTGTCTGTTGTTGACCAGCTTGCATTGCTTGAGCCGCCAATTGAGCATCTTGTTGAGCCAAGGCGTTGTAATATGCCTCAGTCTCAGGGGTTGAAGCGCCAAGACCTGCTGCACCACTTGGACGAGCACCAGTAGCGCCAACAGATAGACCCCCCCTACCAGTTTGGAACAATTGGTTTTGCAATGCTCCATATTGGCGTTCACGACTAGGGGCTAACAACTCTTGTTGTTGAGCCATATACTGCTGTGCCGCCTCTTGAGGAGACTGAGCAAGATACTGCTGACCTAAACCAAACAAGCCTTGAGCCGCACCTTGTAGTGGCGCAAACTGTTGTTGTGCTTGTTCTGCTTGCATCAAGCCACCACCTGTTAGACCTAAGAATCGGTCTTGCATGGCTTTTAATTCAGGGCTTAGTTCGTAGCTAGCACCAGACACACGACCTGTTGTAGGATCAGTCTGGAATTGAGACTGACCGAATCGTGTCGTAACACCTACTGGTCGGAAACGAGCTTCGTCAGCGGCAATCTGTGCTGCTCTAACCTGTGCATCGGCTTGCGTCTGTGCGGCTCGTCTAGCAGAACTACCACCAAACAAACCACCCAATAAGGATGCTCCACCACCGATTAAGGCTGCTGAAATAGGCATATTAAACTCCAATCAAAATATCGTCCACTTTTGACGGATCTTTCTCGTCAGTGGCGTGAATACAAAACCAAACACAATCTGTCAACGCTTTAACACCATGCGTAACACCCGCTTTAATCTCAATGCAAGCTGGCGCTTCAATAACCTCTACATCCTCACCCTTCATCACTGCAACCTTACCTTTGGCAAGAATAGACAAATGGCTAAAGTCATGTACGTGTTTCAGAATGGCCATGCCTTCGCTAAACTGCGACTCTTTGGCGTACAGACCATCGCTAAAGTGATGTGTAATCATGCAGTACGCTTCCACATATAAACTGTGATGTACGGTTGGTAGTTGGCGTTTGTGCCACTAGAACCAGTAGATGCGTTGGTTGTGGCAACGGTAACTCCAGTTGTCTTTGTTTCAACAAAGTTCTCACCACCAGTTGGGGCTGTTTGTATATAACCCCTTGAAGCAGTAGCATCACCGCCTTGGACATTTCGTGTAACTGATTCAGAAAGTCCCCTCGTTGTTCCTGTGCTAGCTGCGCCCATCAACCCGTGTGTGTGACCAGCATCTGTAACAGTAGATGTTGCAGTGTGTGTGTGAGATACAGTTATTGCATCAGCATTACCGCCTGTTTCTTCAGCAGTATCAAACAGAGCATTACCAGAGTCGAAACCAACCATGACTCGACCTGCACCAAATGCTGACCAAGTACCAAATCCTAAAAGAGTGCTAGGGTTTGTTGAGACAATAGCGGTATAGATAGCGCCAACAGGGAATAGAGCAGACTTGATTGCCGCAGTTGCCGCAGTCACTGCCGCATCTGTATAAGCAGTTGTTGCAATCTGAGTGTTATTAGTTGCCGCAGAAGCAGTAGGCGCTAATGGTGTACCAGTGAAAGTAGGAGATGCTAAATCAGCCTTGGTCGCAATGGCAGTAGAGATATTGACAAACTCTGTGTTGATCTCTGTACCTTTGACGATCTTTAGTGGGTCGCCAGAAGTTAGTGCGTCTTTGGTAGCAAAGTTAGTGCTCTGTGTATAGTTACTCATACTGTCTTCCCGTCTTTAAATTGAATTTCGATTCTCTGAATTGATAACGGAGAACCATTGATGTCTGCTTCATAACCAGTTTGAACAATCTTGCCGCCACCAGAAGCAGAAGCACTCAATGTCTGTAGGGCAACACCATCAGCATATTGAGCAACTACAGTAGCGTTTGCACCATACTCAGCAATACCATACTCAGACACGCCTTGAGTAGGAATCTGTGCATTGGTTGACAAATAATTGGCGCTGAAATCAAAGCCCCATTTCATTGTTAAAAACTGATTTGTTCCACCAATTACGACAACTTTTAACCTCTTTAATAGAGAAGTAACACCCGCAGTACCTAAATCTGAATGGTTTGTGTAGTACAAGATCCGATAAGAAGACGTATAGTCTTGATATGTACTGTACTTACCAACATAACCATTCTTTCCAATCAGAACATCACCATTTCTGCGTGAAAGCAATGCTGTAGGCTCAATAGAGTCCCAACTTGTGATACGGAATGATCCATCTTGCAATTGCCCTCTTGTATCAAAGCAATAAACTTCTTTGACAGTAGGTAGTGTCAATAAGTAAAAGGCTTCTTTTTCAGAGTAAACAGTCTTAATGTTAGCAAGTGTTTCACTTCCAACAATCGACATGAAGTCACTGCGAATATTCTTAGACAAGTCTCCAATAGGAGCAGACTTCTCAATAATCGTTCTGGCAAATGATCTAACACCAGAGTTAGACAAGAATAAAACATCCTTACCAGTACTCTGAATAGAATCTCTAGCAATACATCCAATACCACCAACAGTGTCGCTTAGAGACATCGTAGAAGGGGTAGTAGCGTTGGCATACACCAGAATCTGACGCTTACCAAAGATGATTAAGAAGCCATTGTGCGCTGCCAAACCTGTGATTTCATCAGCACCATTAGCCCAAACTCTATCAATATTCAGAGTTCCAGATGTTCCTGTACTCCAGACATGACCCGCTAACAGATCAGAGAAGTAAACAGTTACGTTGTCAGTAGTTGTATCAGCCACCCATAAGCGACCAAAAGCAGATATAACGATGTTTCCAGAAGGAACAGTCCCTACATAACCAGTTTTCTCGCTAACTCTGCGATAAGTAGATGTACTTACAGCAGGGTCAAAGATCAATGGATCATGGCCTACTTGGAAGAAATAGGTAATTCCATTCAAAGAAGCACATGACCAATTACTCGCAGTAATAGTAGGAGCAGTACCACCCCCACCATAGGTCAATTCAGAAACAGCATTTGAGCCATCTAACTTGAATAACTTGTTATTACCTGCAAACAGAATTGTAAGAGTGCCATCAGCTTGAACTAACTCATGGATAACCCCAACATTGTTAGCACCAAGATTGCCAGAAGATGAATTAACCCTTGCCCAACCCTTACGAGCGCCAATACGACCATATTGGTCAATCACACAATTAGTCGCAACCAAAGCAAACCCTGCCGCTAAATCAAGCGGAGAGTCTTGTGTATTCAGACCAAAGAAGCCTGGCGCTGAGATACTTGCTGTTTGGAGTACTTGGCTCATATTGCTACAAATTCCTGAGCCTCTGGATAACGAGTACCCTCTAGAGCAATGTAATCAGCAAGCATGGAACGGTACAGTTGATAGGCTTCAGAAGAGTTCAATCCACCATCTTCTCCACGCTCTACCAATGCTCTGGCATAGGCATTCTGAATAACCAAAACATCAGGAACTAAAACATTAGTACCATCAGAAGCAAGTGGTGCTTGTGGAACAGTTAGAGCAAATGGAATGTTATATACGCCATCAGGACGTGCATAGAAAACTACTTTGGTGTCTCCATTGCCATCTACACCATCAAACGCATAAAACTCAGGAATACCACTGATAGCGGGTACTAAGTTCTGATAACGGTTCATCTGCACGAAACTAATGTTCTGCAAACCAACATTGGATGTGGTGTTCAAAGCATCCATCACTTGAAACTTCTGACCAGCACCTGTCATCGAGTAGATGTAAGTGCCAGGAGTGGTTGTGATAGTCACTGTTTGACCAAGAACATTCCAACCATAAGAATCTTCAATCTGGCGCTTGGCATCGTTAACAAACTTGCCAATCAAGGTTGAATAGGATGTCTCCGTCACTGTAGAAACTTGTGTCTCTCGCAGACGAATAAGAACATCATTAACTAATTGTAGAAATGTCATGATCTTGATGCTCCATCAACCTCAAAGGTTGCTATAAAACTGAATGTACTGGCAGATTGCGTAGTAATTTGAATCCTGTCGCCTTCTTCTAAAACAACATAAGCATTGCCATCAAATTGCAGATATAACTTTGAAGTAAAGTCGTAAGAAGTAAGAATATCGTAAGTAGCCGCAGTGCTTGCGTCATACCATTGAACAGTGATGTGCTTCGTAGATCCACCTGTGTTATGGATATACATCACAGTAAATTTGGCGTAATAGCCCGTTGGCACTGTGTAGACAGTGGTCAATGTTGCCGCAACAGGGCTAACTCCAACGGATATTGGCCTCATTTGTTCCTCTTAGAAATAGCTTTAGCCTTGGCTTTGGCGTCTTCCTTGGACGATGCACCCCAAGCTCTAAGAGAAAGAAGAAGTCGGGTAGGCTTTCCATCTTTCATCTCAGCGCCAGGCATATTGCCCATTCGTGCTAAAAAGGATGCCCTACGAGGGTTGTCTCCCGACTTTACTGGTGCTTTTAGATTGCCACCAGTTTCTGCATTATAAGACGCTCTACCCTTGGCATTCAAGCCCCCAGAAGCAGATTTACCCTCTTTTCTTTGCCAAGCAGGGGATTTCATTTCTTTTTAGCAGTCTTAGCTGCTTGTTTAAAGGCTTTCTCTGTAGGAGCGCCTTTAGAACCAACCTTACGCATCTTTTCCTTAGAACCCGCCTTGATGCGCTCTTGCTTGGCATTGATGTTTGCGTAAAGACCTTGTTTCATTTCTTTTTCCTAGATTGAGATAAAGCAATGGCAATAGCCTGTTTGGGCTTCTTAACAACAGGGCCACCTTTGCCAGAGTGAAGCGTTCCCGCCTTGTACTCTCGCATAACCTTAGAGATCTTGGCTTCTGCTTTTGTCTTTTTCATGCCAACTCCGTAACAGATACTGTAGATGCAGCGACTGTTGCATCTTTGATAAATGCTATTTTTTGACCAGGACTTACTCGAACAATCTCAAAAGAGTTATTTGGAATCATTGCAGAAGTTGTAATACTTGCTGTTGGGTTTGAACCAATTTGGTAATGGGAATGACCTAATGAGCAAGCAATACGAATCATTGTTGTTGATGCACCAAAAGCAGTCATCTGAACGCTAGAGTTAGTAACAGAAGCAACTTGGCTAGTCCCCAATGAAGGAACTCCAAAAGCAACATTGTTTGGGTCTAATTGAAATATTGACATTATTTTCCTCGTCCAGTTTTCTTCATCATGTTAGTAGCAGTACGGCTACCACGGACGGGCATAGACTTAGGCTTACCAACAGCAACCACAATGGTTACAGGCATACCTTTGGCTTTTTTAGGAGCTTTAGAACTAGTCATTTTGGGGGATTTTCCGTACATTATTTTTCCTTGGTTATGGGGCCGCCACCTTTCCACGCATCACAAGTACGGGCGGAAGCACAAGTGAATTGAAACAAATCGCAATATCCGAGATCTGCGGCTTTGATAAACTCTTCGTCATAGGACAATTCATCTTCGCCTTCATCCTTTTCTAGTCCACCAATGATGCATTCCATCATCTTAGGAGTTTGGATAAAGGCCGCACAATTACCACAAAGCATTGATTTAATGCTTTCAGTAGGTGCGTTATACATCTTGGCCTTCTTTAGCCAAAACAACTCATTAGGCTCTTCTGGGTTAGGTGGGCCATAGCCAAACTTCTTGAACGCATTATTGCGGTTCTTCAGATTGATCTGAATATCCTGAGTGGCTATAGGGCAGATAACACCAGATAGTAAGCTCATCGTATTACCTTAGTCGCAATAAACGAAATAATACCGCCAACAACAGAGGCAATAGCCATTCCTACAAAGAAACCGCCTTTAGACTTGTTTGCCATCTCTAAAAGCGTCTTAATATCTTGCCGAAGTGCATGAACTTCAGTCTGTAAAGCCTCAACTTGAGCTTCTAGCTTACCAAATTCGCGTGGATCAATTTCAGACATTTGCGACTTTCTTTGGTCTACCTAACTTCTTTACAGGAGTAGGTTGAGATAGAACTACTGGTTTTTCAAAGGACTCTTTTTCTTGTGCATCAATTCTGACATATCCTGCATGACCTTTCATGCTGTCAATATCGTGCTGATGAACAAAAGTTACTGTTTGACCGCTTACCAAACAACGAAATGTAGCCATAAGAATCCTTTGAAAAAGGGGGTTATTAGCCCCCCTTTATTAAACTGCACGAGCCACGATAAGGTTCAATGTAGTTGATGCCAAGTCCACAGAACCTGCTGTTGGGTTGTAGGTCACGATAGTCACTGTATTAGCGGCTGAAACATAGGCTCTACGAACCAAACCTGCTTCAGATACGCCAATTGCCATACCGAGAACCATATCACCTAGTGCAACGCCTGGAACTGTAACTGTATCTGTAGCGGTAGCAGTAGTGGCTACTGATGCGCTATCGAGAGTACAAATAACGTCCCAAGTGTCTGTAAAAAGACCACGGAACTGGTCATTACCCCTGCGGGATGTGACTGCTGTTGCTGCTGCCATAATAAATTCTCCTAATTAAGTTAAAAAAGTCCCCCCACCACGAAGGCAGGGGGCGCAACTGCAATTAGGCTGGAACTGCCAAAGCAAAGGCGGCTGAAGCATCAGCAGCAGTGCTAGTGGCGTTAGTACGGAGAGCCTTGACACCATACAAAGTATCAGCAGTAAACAATGTACCGAGGTACTCTTGCTTGTACTGAGTCTGTGAACGGATGCCCAACTGCTCAACCAACACCATGGAGTCTTTGTGACCCATCAAGCAAATACGGTCAGTGGTAGAGTTACCAGCGCCAGTATCAGCGTTAGAGGAAGCAAAAACAGCCATACCATAAAGCTGACCAATTTCACCGTTGCGGATTGCATCGCCATTGCCGACGAATGCTTGCTCAGTGTAACGAGCCAAACCCATCAGCGTGTTACGGCTTGAGGGTGGGATCAAGAAGAAACGACCGTCCATAGGAACATCGTTGTCATCAAGACGTTGGATAGTGCGACGAATAGCGGCATCGGTCAAAGCGGCTGCGTTTGAAGATGTGCTGTTGTAAGCAGTAGTGCCATCAGAACCAACAAAGGCTTTGGTGGATGTGTTGCTAGTAGCATAGTCGTTAGTACCGACAGTAGCGCCATTGAATGCACGACCTAATTGAACCAAGTCAGTGTCGATGCGTTTAGCCAAGGCATAACCAGCGTCTTCTGTGTAGAAAGAACGCAGTGATGTCAGAGCTTGAACTTCGACGATGTCTTCGATCAAACGTGAGTATTCATAGTGCTTGTTGATCGACACTTGAATCTGAGTGTCGCTCTCTGCAATCAGAGTAACGGCATCAGTAGCGGCCTTCAAAGAAGCATTGCCACGAGCGGGGCTAGGGATGTTGATATTGTCACCCTTTTTGCCTTTGAAAGACATCTTCTTGACTATGTTAGCCAAAACGAGGTTCTTTTTATAGGCGGCAACAATTTCATCACTCCAAATTTCTGGAATGAAGTTAGCTGCGGAGGTAGTGGTTACACTATTTGTGGGGGAAAATGCGGTATTAGCCATGATTAAATTTCCTAAGTTAAATTATCGAACACGACCTTCGGAATATGCTTGCATGATTTCATCACTCAATGCTTCATATCTAGAAGGATCAGTCATCTTGAGACGAATGAGGTCACTCCTTCGATAGACTCTCTTTGAACTTTCTCCAGATCCACCTACATCAACTTGTGCGGCTTTCATGCTCTTTGTCCTCTGTGCGTTACCCGCTTGTTCAGACTCTTTAGCTTTAATACCACGCAATTGTTTGAAGGTAGACAACAATTCATTAGCCGAATCATAGTCAAA